ATGGGCAGTATTCGCACCAAAAAATCAAAAGACGGCACGCCCCGCTATTATGCCGAAATCCGTATCAATAAGCAAGGTTTTCCGCCTTATCGTGAAAGTGCCAATTTTGGCACAAAAAAACTCGCACAGGCGTGGATAGCCAAGCGAGAACAAGAATTAAAAGACAATCCAAAACTTCTATTTGGGGCAAAAGGCATCAGCGATGATTTGACATTGGCACAGGCGATTGACCGTTATATTAGCGAGCTTGGGGCAGGCTTTGGACGCTCAAAAATGCACGCCCTAAGGCTTTTGCAAAAATTCCCCATTAGCAAGTTGCCTTTGACCGTCATTAGTCCGCTTGACATCACCGACCACGCCAATTTACGCAAAACGGGCGTGCCAGAACTCGCCCTTGACCCCATCGCCCCTGCCACGCTCGGGGCGGAATTTACTTACCTTTTTGGCGTGCTAGACCACGCAGAAATTATGTGGGGCGTGGACATTGATATGAATGCGTTAAGACGGGCATTGAAACAGCTTAAAAAGACCCGCAATGTCGCCCCAAGCAATAAGCGAGACCGCTTACCAACAAGCGATGAGTTAATCAAATTAACCCGCCATTTTTATCAAGTTTGGCAAAACGGTGGTATGGCAATGCACCTGATTATGTGGTTTGCCTTATTGTCGGGCAGACGGCAAGCAGAAATTACTCGCCTAGAACTCTTGGATGATTTGGGTGATGTGTTTGTGGTGCGAGATGTCAAAAACCCCAAAGGAAGTGCTGGCAATCATCAAAAATTTACGGTATTGCCAGAAACACGGCAAATCATTGAGCTTTTAAAACAGCACACGGCGGACGAGACTTATTTGGTGGCAGAAAGCCATAAAATGATAAGCAAGCTGTTTACAGAAGCCTGTCATCTCTTAGCGATAGACGATTTACACTTTCACGATTTACGGCACGAAGCCTGTACAAGATTGGCAGAACAAGGAATGACAATCCCCCAAATCCAGTCAGTCAGCCTGCACAAAAGTTGGGGGAGTTTACAGAGGTATGTGTCAGTGCATAAAAGGGCAAACACGCCCCAGTTTGATGAAGTTATGCGTGAAGTTTTGAATGATCGCTCTTGACCGCATTCTTTGCTTTGTCAAGGGCGGTCGCCAAGTCGGACAAATGAACAAAATAAGGCGATTTTTGACTGTCGGCAAGGCGAAAGCAAGGAAAAGCAAAACCTTGCTCGCTGGCTAGGCGGTTAATTTGGCTTTGTTTAAGGTGCGGATAATAAATTTCGCAGACTTCACGCAATTCCACTACGAGTTTACCAAATTGTAAAAATAGATAGTCTTGGGTGGAGATTTTAGGGATAAGGGGTTTCATTTATTCACTCCTTTGGTGGCTTAGGTAGGGGTTGCCAGTGGGTTACTCGAGTGTCGTGTGGCATAAGCTCACTAAACTCATATCTATCGCCAAGATATTCCGCAGTTAATACATACCGCAGGGGTCTCTGATACACCAATACTACCGTTTCCAACGGGGGTAATCGGTCATCAACACTAATCCAACCGTTATTAGTAACACCATCGTTTTCCCACCCTGCACACACCGCTTTTTGACTGCGAAAAAGCGAGCTTGCTTCGGCAATCACGGCTTTTTGTTCATCATCGGATAGTTTGGACATGTCATAAGTGATTGAGAAATATTTAGGCTTGTTCATAATCCACCCCCAAGACTGCCAAAGCTGTTGCAATTACCCCGATGGGAATTTCTTTAATGACAATATTGCCAATCGCTTCACGATATACAGTACACTCTTTTGGGCAATTCTTGATAATCTCTTTGGCTTTTTCAGTTCCACCAAGATTTTCAATTAGTTTTTGTGCGGTTTCAATGTTCATTTCTTACCCTTTTTTGATTTTGTTCGCTTATTATTTCGTGGATTGTGTCGCATTTTGTTGCCGTTTGGGATTTTAAAATTTCTTTTTTCAAAATCATTAACGAAAAACGATAAAAAGACACCTGCCGAGTATGGATTATTTAATCTAGCCATTTTATTTCTTACTCCTTTAAACCGATTGCAAAGTGTTCAAGATAATCAAGCATGGAAACAACATCGCTATTTTGTGTTCTAATTCGACACTCTCTTATCTCAGCCAATAAAACATCAAAATCGCTTATTGGATTGTTGTGTTGTTCAACAATTTGCAAAGCTGTCTTGATAGTATTGACCGAATATTTTTTCGGGCAGGGAATGCTGTTGTGATATTTTCCAAAATCAAAAAAATAAACGCATTTGATGGCTCATTTTCAGCAATGTTTTTTGCTTCATCTAGTCCGATTTTATCAATCAACGCTTTGGCGGTATTTAGGTTCATTTTTTACTCTCCAAAACTTTACCAAATTTATCAATCTCAATAATATTCACTTCAATACCCTGTGCGATAAGCATATCTTTTGCAAAATTATTCGCCTGTTCTTTTGTCTCAAAAACTGGAAAAAACCCTAGTCTTTGACTATTTGCCAAGTAAATATTTTGTTCTAACCCCGTCACTTCTGTGGTTAGCTGTTTATATAATGCAGTTGCAATAAACATAATCAATCCTCCAAAACCACTTCGCCATCGACAAAGTCAATGATTGTTTTACCTGTTTGGTAGCAGTAAGGTATAGCAGATGAAAAGGCATCATCATTGTCAAGGCTATCATATACAAATGGGAAATATGGGTCATCGGACACATTCACGCAAACAAAACGATATTGCTTACAATCAGTTTTGCAAGGTACGCCATCATAGCCCGCTTTTAACATCGCCTTAATAATCTCTCTCGGCTCTTTTCTTTTTGGCGGTGGCTCAAAGGTAACATTGGGGTAGAGTTTGGATAGTAGTTCATAATTTTCTTGGGTGGCGTGGAAAATGGATGCAGGAACTCCAAAAAAACTCAATGTAGGAATACACACTCTTATTTTTATTTTTCCTTTTCCAACATCTAGTACAATATTTTTTGAAAAGACATTTACAATTTTGCAAATTTCTTTGTATTCCAAATAATACACCAAATCACCAACTTTAAATTTAACTTCACTCATAACAAATTCCTTAAATTAAATGGACGGCTTATTTTAAGTTTGTGTGTTTTCTTAAAATAAGCCTTTTTTACCATTCTTTGATTGGCATTACCAAGCCAACCGCCTTAAATTTGATTTCACCAAAATCAATCAAAGCAGGTTTATTTTTTCCTGTGCTTTTGATTGACGGTGGTGTTAAATTACCCAATATCTTTCCAGCTTTTTGCATTTTTGCCATATAATCCCAATTTAATGTAACCATTTCATTGGTTACTTTGTCATCTGACGGGATAACACGGTTCGGGTTTGGAAATCTACCGACATTAACACTATCAAAAGTGGTGGCATTCTTATCAAATCGCATTACAACCACACTTTTTTCATCATTTTCTGTAACTTCAATGGTTACATCGCCTTTTTTATCTTTTGCCTTAACGCCAACGCAAAGCAATTTGATTTGATGCGGGTGAATAAACAAATCAAGCTCCTTATCCAAGCCATCGATATCACATTTAAACAAGCAATGCCCATTTGTGCTTGTAACATAGCCTTTCTCTACTTTGATATAAGTCAAATAAGGGCGGACATCACTACTTGGCACAAAAATAGCACTAGCCAACAAAACTTGTAAAGGGATTTTGTGAATGGTGGTTTTGCTCATAGCAAATTCCTTAAAAAAAATTAAAAAAGACGGCAAGGCGGTCGGATTTTCCAACCCTGCACACGGCAGACACTGCCACCTTGCTTAACCTTGCCAAAAACACATCAGAACGGCATATCATCAGCCACCCCATCAGAGGGTGGCGTTACCACTTTCCCATGTTCTGTCCACCGTGATTTTGATAGTGGGGCGGTTGGAACTCATTGGGAATACCGCCTGTAAAACCGTTTTGATTGCCCCATTGCCCCTGTGGGTTGCGATTATAGGCGGTGTTTGGTGCTTGTCCGCCCTGTTGGGATTGTTGCCATTGACCTTGTGGGGATTGTCCGTCCCATTGCCCCTGTTGTTGGTTTTGTCCACCGCCGAGCATTTGCATATCTTTTGCTAAGATACTGACTGCGGTTCGCTCTACACCGTCTTGACTTGTGAATTTACGGCTTTGGAATTTACCGCTGATAAAGACTTGTGAGCCTTTGGTTAGGTATTGCCCCATAATCTCGGCAAGTTTGCCAAAGGCTTGAATGTTTACCCATTCGGTCTTTTCTTGGCGGTTGCCTTGCTTGTCGTTCCATTTTTCCGATACGGCAATGGAAAAGGTTGCCATGGTATCGCCTGATTGGGTGGTACGCATTTGGGGATTATCACCCAAACGTCCGATAAAGTTACATTGGTTAAGGTCTGACATGATTTACTCCTAAAAAAGGCATAAAAGACCCCAACACTTACCCAAAAGGGCAAGCGTGGGAATGATAAAAGGATTAGAATTGCTTTTGCAGGGCCTGAATGCAACGCTCGGATTTTTCCAAACGGCGTTGTAGCTTGTCCAAATGTTCTAGGATATTTCTAAAATCGCCCATGACACCCCAAAACTCATCTTGGGCTTGTTTGATTTGGTGGGCGTTATCGGCTAGGATATTGGCAATAAAGGCGGTGTTTAGGCTCGGGGTAAACTCAAAACCCCAAATAAATGCCAATGCCCGCTCAAAATCACACGCCAACAACTCGCTATATCGTGGAATGCCAAATGTTTGATATAGGGCGTGGTATAGGGTCTGATAATGCACCTTGTTGTGTTGGCATTTGGTTTTGATTGCCTGTTGGATTTGGGCTTGTTGCTGTGCTGATATGGTGTGGCGTTCTAAACACGGTATCGCCCCTGTATTAAGTGCGTCAAATGCACGGATAACCATTAGGCTAAATTTAGGGCTTATCCACATGGCATAGCGATAGACCAGTTCACGGCAGACGTAAGTACCACCTTTTGTCCCTTGCTTGATGTGGTAAGCGTTGATATTTTGGCTGTCCAATTCTTGAATAAAATCTTTGGTTTCTTGATTAGACATGAAGTAAGACGGCTTGTGTTTATTTGCACCACCTGATGATTTGTGCAAATCATTAAGAGAGTACAAATCATCTACAACATTGATTTTTTGGTCTAAAATTGTTAGACTAAGCATTGTTAATTCCTTATCAGAAAATGAATTGACAAGCCCTGTGTTTCTTGGTCGGAGTACAGGGCATTTATTTGGTTGTGTTTATTACACGGTGTTATTATTACACGGTGTATCTATCTTGTCAAGCAAAAATTTGCTACACTGTGTAATTATTTAAATGGCGGAATTCCGCCATTTGTCAATAACATACCTAATAAGGATTTGCGATGTCCAGAGATATTGCCCCGTTTGGGGTACGAATGCCTGCCGAACTTAAAGAATATTTAACTCAAAAAGCCAAAGAAAACAAGCGTTCTTTGAATGCTGAAATTGTAGAAAGGCTTGAAATGACAGAGTTTCAAGATTACCAGCACTCTAATGGATTTTATTTTCTTATTCAAGACTTCAAAGAGCTGGAAAAAGAATGTGAACGCTTGCAAGATGAGATTGGTGAATATTCTAATGACATTCAAAGTGTCAACTTAAAAGTCTCAATTGATGAGTTGAGAGACAAGATTGACGCTTTGATGAAAAAATCTAATCATTGAGTTTTAAGACCCTTAAAATCTCATCTAACTTATCGCCAATTTCATTATCATAACTGGCAGTTAGTCGTGCTACAATCTCACTATTAAGGCTTCTGCCGTTATCTTTGGCGGATTGTTGCAATTTGGCTTTTAGGTCGTCAGGCATTCTTACGCCTGTGGGTGCGATATCACGCATAGTTACTCCTGTGCCATATATAATTTCTCTCGCTCACTCTCCAAAATCTCATTAGCACGCATAACATCACGCTCTAATGTCTCAATATCCACATCATTGCGATTGACACGGATAATTTTTAACTGCAAATTGGCAGGCATTCGTGGGTCAAAACTAACAAAATCGCACCAATCACGCCCTGTACACGCCAACTGCCATGCTATCTGTGGCAAATACTCGCTTGGCACTTGCCCTGTCAGTAGGGTGTTGGTGTGGGTGTCGCTGTTTGGGCATTTAATCTCAATAAGCCCGTTATCGCCCACAAGACCGTCTGGACTTGCCCCACTCATGGCAATGGTGGGGTGGTCTATCAGCCCTGTCTCTACCACGGTTTGGAATGTGGCAAGTTCATAGGCTTGTCTTGCCAAAGGCTCGCACTCAATACCCCACGCCATCTCTGACGTGGTAAATGTGCTAACCGCTTGCCCTGTCAGTCGCTCGGATAACAGACGGGTCAAGGTGGCATTTAGTGCCTTGCCCTTTTGGGGCTTAGCGTTTAAGTCCTTGATACGACTGGCGGTAATCTTGCCCACTCGGGCGGTGTGCCATTCATCTGTACGCTGTTGCATTTTATAGCCCCTGTGCGATTTGGCGTTGCTGTGGCGTTAAGGCGTACTCGGTTAATAGTCGCACCTTGTCAAATTGTCCATTGATGACGGCATTACAAGCCTCATTAAAGCGGTTGTCATCAAGGGTTGGCATGGTATTTTGCACTCCTTGATGAATGGTGGCATCAGGGTCATTATCCCCTTCGGTGGGAATGGCGAACACTTGAAAGCAAGCATATTTGTAGGCAATGCTCATTGCTTTATTGGTTGCTTTATCGCCACTATCCATTGCTTCGCCAAAGGTGGTGGCGGTGTATTTGGAACCGTCCACCGCAGAAATAAAATCAAACTCGCCACGAATAGACACATAGAATAAAATGCCATTTTTGCCTTGCTTTTCGGTAACAACACGCTCAGCATAACGCGGCATGACAATCAAATGATGTTTGGCAAGTAAAGGGCTTAGGGCATTGTACACATCATCAATACCACGAAACTTATACCCATAATTGCCTGACCCTGCTTGCTTGTCTTTGGCAATGCCTGTTTTGGCAAGCTCGGCTTGAATGGCGTTAATCGCCTTGAAAACTTCTAAGTTTTCCATGATTTACTCCTGTTCAAATTTGGTTTAACCCACGATTGCCAACTCACACAATTGGCAATCATTGGCTAAAACGGCAATTCATCAAATGCTTGCCCTGTCTCATACAGATAGCGTTCATACTCGTAGTAGTCGCTCTCCATTTGTGCTTTGATGTCATCAGGCAAGCTGTCTAAGTGGTCTTGATAGTCTCTATCGTTCATCTTTACGCTCCATCATCTCAATCATGACCTTGTCGGCATGGCTGATATAGGTTTCGGCTTGGGCTTGTGCCACACGGCTGTTATCATCTGCCGTATGCTCTGCCCAGCCAAAGATACACTGATACACGATAACCACAAGGGCGATATATGCTATCGCCCCGCCTATCAAATCAGATATTTTCATACATACTCCAAATCCACTTCACGGTTTTGGTCTTTTGTGCGGAAGTCATGACGTGGTTTACCTGCCATGTCTAGCAGGTAAACAATCTTGCCATACGCTACGGTGTCTCTGCGTGTTACCTTAAACACTTCACTACCACCGATAAAGCGCACCAATCGGCGGTTTTTAAGGTCTTTCAATTTCATGGCTTACTCCTTATGCGGTGTAGTAGTATCGGGACGTGTTCTTGCCCCATGCAAAGTTATTATCAAAACATGCTTGATAACCATCGTAAAACTCATCACAATCAAGGCATCCTCTGATAATCTCCGCCATCTCAACTGGCATGGGGTAGTACTCCCCGTCATCGTCTATGCCCTGTATGTCGGTAATGATGGGATGGTACTGGTCCCAAAAAAACTCACGGGTGTAATCATCATCACACATCCGCTCGCATTCATGCTCCAAGCTTAGCTCCGCCCAAATGCACTCATCTAATATGTCTAGCACGACAACTGCATGGCTTGGGCTGATTTTGTCAATGTTTAGCATTATATGCTCCTAAAAGTTAATCCGTGATTGGCAACTGTTCAGTAATGCTTACAAGTTGCCAATGGCTGATTAACTGTTTCCAAAATGGAACAGGTTCACCCCGTTATCTAGCACGGTGGCGTGGCTTTTGTTTAGTCTAATTAGATTAAGTCAATCTAAGTTCGTCTAAACTCCGTGTGGCTCCCTCACGGTAGGGCTTCTGGGGTGTTAAATAGTATGGCAATCATCGTCTGATATGCTTTTGGGGCTTACCCACATTGCCAAACTCATTGAATTTGGCAAGATTGGTAAACTTTGGTAAGCTGAACTTAACAGTCGTCAAAACTTAATCTAGACTGCAAAAACTCAAGTAATTGTCTTGCCTGCTCTCTGGTTAAAGTAATATCAACATCAGCATATTCATCTACCAGCACACCATTTTCCAATTCTCTAATGCAGATATTGAAGCGTTCATTGTTAAACAATGGTTTAACGGTCATCTTATGATGATGATTGTTTTCGATATTACTTATAGTTAATGTAGCCATAGTCTGCTCCTGGGGTTATTTTGTCTTGATGGGTGTATTATAAACAAAATGTTTAATACTGTCAAGAGAAAAATAAACAAATTGAGTTAAAAATAAAACAAAATGTTTATTTTTATGATAAAAGGTATTATTTTAAAGATAGGCGGTAAAAAAGAAAAAATAAACCCTGCTATAATATGCACATAGCAGGGTAGAGCAGTTGGTAGCTCGTGTGGCTCATAACCAGAAGGTCGGCGGTTCAAGTCCGCCCCCTGCTACCAAGGGTGCGTGGGAGAATTGGTTAATCCATCGGGCTGTAAACCCGACGCCCACCATAGCTTGTTGGTTCGAGTCCAACCGCACAAGCTGTCATAGCTCAATAGGCAGAGCAACCGCCTTGTAAGCGGTAGGTTGTAAGTTCAAGTCTTACTGACAGCACCATAGTTCCGTAGTTCAATGGTAGAACACCACCCTGATAAGGTGGCAATATAGGTTCAATTCCTGTCGGAACTACCATTTTGGAGGGTAGCGTACTGGGTACAAAGCGGTCTTGAAAACCGTGCCAGCGGAAACGCTGAGGGTTCGACTCCTTTACTCTCCGCCAAATTGTAAAAGACGTAGGTTTCTGCATTCAACCTGTTGTGACTCGTAGTGAGAGAGATTGTGATTGTTCGTTGTAGCTACCGAACTAACAAACCAACATAAAAATGCAGATTTTGGATGGTAAACCTTACAAGGTAAGGCAACACCTGCTAAGTGTTTGGCTCGTTCATAGCGAGTATGGTGCAAGTCCATTGCTGTCCTCCACCATTTTCCTTTACCCTCTTGTTTTTTGCATTTGGCAAGGGGCTTTTTTAGGCAATAAAAAAAACCGCCCTAAGGCGGTTTTTCTTTTGTATTGCATTAAAACTCAAACTCATAATTATTGCCAAATTTAGGGTGGATTAAGTCCACTTTTTCTTTAAACTCCTGCGGGGTTTTGGATAGTTTGAGCAATGTGATTAAAGAGGCTAAATGCTCACGCAGTTTAGGGTGTCCGACATCAGATGTCAAAAACTGATGTAATCTGGCTTTCTTTTCAAGCTTGCTTGCTTCTTTTTTGAGTTCTGGCAAAATCTCTGGTGCTAGGCGTTCATAAACGACGTTATTTGTAAGTTTGCCGATAAATTGTGGACGGTAGTTGCTTTTTGTCGGTGGGTACTCTAAGCCATACAGTCTAAAAATTTGTTTGTAATATTCATCAGGGAAGGTTTTTAGCCACGGTTGTAATTCTTTGGCAACAAAGGCTTCTAGGATTTTGGCAAGTGCGTCTTTGGCTCGCGCGTCTTGATAACCTGTGGCTTCGTCCACAAGGGCGGTAATGCCTACTCTTGCAAACCCACGCATTAAGACTTCACATTGCTGGGCAATGATAGTCATTCGAGGTGTGTCAATTGCTCCGTTTTGGCGAGCCTTTAATACTGCTTCACAAATATCCGCCAATACTTCGGCTTTGTAGCCGTTAATCTTTTTTGTGCCATCGTAGCAGGTAATCGGCGTATATTGGCCCGACACTAACTCATTGTTTAAAAAGGGTTTTAGTCCTTGATTATTAAATAATCTCGTTAGTCTTGACCCGCTCACATTGGCGGAGTTCTCATCATCAACCAGTTTTAATGCAAACTGTAAGCCACGCCCAGACAGCACTCGCTCATTATTATCAAGCACATAACAGGGTAAAGTGGTATCGCCAATCTTAATCTCGCCACGATATTTGACTTTTGGCAAATTGGCTTTGGCTTTTTTTGCTTCTACGCCTTTCATGGCTCGCTCTCGTTTTTGCTCATCGGTCATCTTAGCATTGGTGGCATAACCGCTATTTGCTCGTTTATTCATAAAATAATACCTGTATTATTGATAATACAGGTATTTTACTTATAAAAAATATAATTGTCAAAGATTTAATAAAAAAATAGCTTAACAAAATTTATTAAGCTATTTTATTGGATTAATCAAATTCAATCAACTCACGATACACGCACCAACCCTTGATGCGTGGATTGTCAGTGTTTACTGGCTTTGCGATTTTAAAAAACAAAATCAAAAAATGTTGGTAATATCTATCCATTGTTATTTTTCCAAAGTTTTTGCATGGCAAAAGTCAAAACGGCAGGCGTGAACATAATTGCCACCGCCACCGCCCATGTTGTCGCAAGCACAGGGCGGACAACAGCAAGGGCAAGTAGTGTGGCAATGATAATACCTGCCGTTACCGCCCATGCGATGATTAAAGCCCAACGTCTCACCATCGCTCCATCACTGACCAATGCCATACCCAACCAATGAGTTTAAAGCCGTTTTGTTTACGTTCTTCCCCTGTGATTTCCCATTCGGGATAGACATCGGCATTGTCCGACACCACACGCAAGCCGTTATTTGGCAGGCGATATAAGCGTTTGCACATAAATAGTCCACCATACTCAAACACAAAAATCTTACCGTCTTTGATGGTCTCTTTGGACATATCCACCCAAATGGTATCGCCGTCATTAATCGTTGGGCTCATACTATCGCCATCGGCAAGCGTTGCCATGATTTTATCTTTGTAACTGCCAATACGGTCAATCGTGGCACGGCTGATTCTAAGTCTACGTCTCTCATTCTCATAAGCTACACCGTCCGAGCCATGCCCACATGCCACACAAAAATCCCTATAAAAGGGGATGGACAATTCGTCCGCTTCTAAGGGCGTGCTGTCATCCCAATCTGAGACGGGTTCAAAGTTGGGGCTAACGTTCGATTGCAGGGCGGTCATCTCACCTTGTCCTGTCAAAATCCAATCCACGCTCAACCCAAAAGCCTTGCCAATTTCCAATGCACCAGACTTGGATATACCACGATTTGCCCAGTTGTTAATATTTTGGGGTTTTGTACTGATGGTTTCTGCAATCTCAGTAGGTGTTTTGTTTGTTGCGTCAAAAACTCGTTGCATGGTTGGGTGTGTCATAAGTAAATCCTAAGACTAAACAAGATGTTTAGTATTTTAACACAAGATTTAAAGGTCTACAAATACAAAATAAATACAACATGAGTTCATCAATTTTTTAAACAAAATGTTGATTTAATGGCAAATTATGTTTATAATGTTTAAATCATTTTGTTTAAAGAAGGCATTCTATGACCGACAAAGAATTAATTGAAAAACTAGGCGATACAACCGCCTTAGCCAAGCTCTTAGGATTTACAGAGCAACGTGTTAGTAACTGGAAAAGACGTGGCATTCCACCCAAAGTCAAACTGGAAAACCCCGAACTTTTTCAAAGCACCACCCAAACAAAAACCCCTAGCGTGAACTAGGGGCGGTGTCCATCGTTCGGATTAACTTCGGACGGTGTTATTTTCTACAAACAACGGAGTCTATTATATGACAAATTTACCCCAAATTCAAGGCAATTTTCAAACGATGTCAAGTCGTGAGATTGCCACATTGTGCGAAAAAGAACATCGCCATGTATTGCGTGATATTGATACTTTAAATGAAACCTACGAAAAAATGGGGTTGCCCAAAGTTGGGCAAGGGTATTACACCACGCCCAACACAGGCAATCAGCAATATCGTGAATACTTATTGACCAAAGAGCAGTGCATTGACCTAATTACAGGCTATCGTGCTGATGTGCGTATTCGTATTAATCGTCGTTGGCAAGAGTTGGAAAAAGCAACAAGCCTTGTTTTGCCCGATTTTTCAAATCCTGCTGAAGCAGCTCGTGCATGGGCTGCTGAATTTGAAAAGCGAGAACAAGCCGAAAAAGCCAAAATCGCCCTAGAACAACAAGCCAAACTAGATGCCCCCAAAGTTGCTCATTATGACCTTGTGGCTGACCGTAAGAACCTAGTCAATGCTTCACAGGTTGGGGCAAAGGTCGGACTGTCGGCGGTCAAACTAAACAAGCTACTTGATGACTTTGGCGTGTATAACAAATCCGTCAAACGCAACGCACGCACCTTTAATTTATGGTTTATCGCCAGAGGTCTCGGCGAGATGAAACAAAGCGAAGCAGGGTATGACCAAGCCCTATTTACGCACAAGGGCGAAGCATGGGTGATTGAGAAACTTGCTAATGAAGGGGTTGTCGCATGATCAAGCAATACTCTGACTGCTACCGCCCCAAAGGCACGCCCCAATCAGTCATCGATGAATGGATAGCCGAGCATGGCATATCCCCAATCACAAAAATCAAAAAGCCCAAAAGAAAAAAGACCAAAGAGCAGACCGTCCGAGCGGTCAAAAAGCTGTTAAAAAAACAAGGCGTGATTAGCATTGATGATTATATTGCCTTAAATCCTGCAAATATGATTTTGCGTGAAGTGATTGATATCTTACACCAAAACACAAATTGGACTTTTGGCAAAACATTACAAGCAGGTTTTAAAATCATGGGAGAGAAAAAATGAGCTTCAAAGCAATGCACCCAAATCAAGCAAGAGACAACAGTATTATTTCGCAGATGAGTCAAAATGAAATCATCAAAAAAATAGAGAAAGGCTCTGTTAGCTTTACTGGTCATTTCAGACATGAATTGTGGAAGTCTCATCATAAAAAATGTGCTTATTGTGGTATAGATTTAGAGTCTGTTTCGGATATGCGTATAGACCACTTTATTCCAAAATATAAGGTGCTAGACAATAGTGTTGAAAATCTAATTTCATCTTGTAAGCGTTGTAATTCAATTAAAGGTAAAAGTGATATGGATTATTTTAGATTTTCATTAGCAGTTTCTAATTCTGTTCTTTACGGTATTATCCTACCAAATGTCGCTAAAAAATTGCTTGATATTGGTATTGAACTACCTATTGTTGAAAAACCTTTTTATTTTGAAACTCTGCTAGGTGGTGCAAAATGAGCAAATTCATCGCAAACAGTTTTCAGCTGCCAAACGCATTCGTTGATGAGATGCTTTGCAAGCTTAGCGGTAATGCGTGCAAAATATATTTGCTCATCGTCCGCAAAACCCGCGGTTGGCACAAAGAAGCTGACCGCATCAGTTATTCGCAAATCCAAAAATATACTGGAATAAATCATCGTGCAACAGTCAGCAAAGCAATCGATGAATTACTAGAAATTGGGTTAATTTCTGTTCAAAAAGGCAATGAAAAATCAATGAGCGAATACCGCTTAAATGATGATTTTTGTGGTTCAAAAAATGAACAAGAAGCTGGTTCAAAAAATGAACCAGTCAAAAAATGCACTAGTTCAAAAAATGAACCAACTGGTTCAAAAAATGAACAAGAAGCTGGTTCAAAAAATGAACATACAGAAATACATTATATTAAAAACACTAAAGAGAAATACAGAGAGTATGACACGCACACGCACGAGACGCAAACTGATGAAAATCATCAAAATGCCAAAAAACCAAAAACGACTTCATCAGTTAAAAAATCAAAATCATTAAATGATAAATTAACTGCTGATGATTTGATGAATTTAAAATTATCTGATTTTAATTTCTCAAATGATGATTTTGAAAATATTCCAAATTTGGGCGATTGGTTATTTGATAATTTGGATTATCAAGTGGTGAATGATTTTATTGCCACTAGAAAAACAAAATTAACCATCACAGCAGTTAAAATGATTGTTAAGCAATCTGCTTTGGCAAATATCAATTTAAATTCTGCGTTGGAATTTTGTATTGATGCAGGTTGGCAAAGTTTTAAAGCTGATTGGTATTTTAATCGTCAGCAACCGAAACAAACTCATTTTAATCAGCAACCAACAAACAGAATGGATGAATTACGGCAGTTAGCACAAAATGCCCCAGTCAATGAATTTGGCGATTTCCCATTTGAGCAAAATTTTCATCAACCAGCCACTATTGGAGTCAATCATGAATAATCTAACCCCCATCAGCAACGCCGAACACCTAACCGCCCTGGTTAAAGCGATTGTCCCAAGAAGTTTTGAAAAAACCTTTGGTGGATTGGCAACGGCTGAGGTTGTGGCTGGTTTTCGTTTTTGCACACAAGGACTTAACCAAGCAGAATTAAATATTGGCTTAGACAAAGTGCGTCAAATGGGCTATTGCCCTGACCCTGCTTTGTTTGCCAAATGGTGCAAGGGCATTGATGGCTTTGATAACACCGACGTCATCGCCGACAGCTACATCAGCAAAAACGGGGCATTAGCAAACATCTTGTCTTGGCTTAAAAACCACAATCACCAAATCAGCGTAGCGGAAAAACAAGCCTATGACAAAACCGCCTTTTTGTTTAATGAAATGAAATACAACGCAAAAATTGAGATAACCGCCCACAGTGCCTTCAAAGACCATTACGAGATGATTGTGCATGAACTGGTGGTAAACAAAGTCAAATGCGAGCGGTACATCGCCCCCATTGCCATCACCCACGCCCCAAGCGAGCCGTCCAAGCAATTAGCCAGTGATGAGTTTGTGCACAGCCTGTTTGGATTAAACAAAATGGATGTGTTGGCATGAGCGAAGACAACGAACAAATCGCCGTCATCAGTTGGGCAAGATGGCAAAAATGGGCAGATGGCAAAATTGCCGATTATCTGCACCACAGCCCCAACGGTGGCAAACGCCACATTACCACCGCCACACGCTTTAAGGCGATGGGAACAAAGGCAGGGTTTCCTGATTTGTTTTTGTTTATCCCGCACGGGGGCTATCACGGCTTATTTATTGAGCTTAAAGCCCCAAAGGGCAAAACCAAAGACGGCAAACATAAGCAGGCGGGCAAGGTATCAAAACACCAACAAACGATGATTGACCGCCTAAATGCACAGGGCTATAAGGCAGTGGTGGCGTATGGGGCAACTGGGGCGATTGATGAGATTAAGGCGTATTTGGGGGCTACAAAATGAGCAAAAAACCCAAAAAACAAGATGATTTTAGACGTGAGATTAAAAAAATGATTGAGAAAATTTTAGAATTGCATAAAAAGTCAAAGCCAACTGTTACAGAGACAGATGGTTGTTTTCAAATTGGTTGCCATTTGCAAGAATTTTACAAACTGCTTACGGTTATTATTGGCATTGACACCAGGGGTCATAGTTGTCGCAATGGTGTTCTTATCAACGCCAAGAGATATAAAGATTTAACTCCCTTTATGTTGAAATATACACAAAACTTTACCAAGGGCGAAAATGCAGAAGTGTTGCTATATCTTTGCAATCAAATTATTTCGGCAGTCGGTGTGGGCTATGCGATGGGGTTTGATATGGAAAAGGCTTTAAATGAATTGGTAGAGCATTATGGCAATACAGGCTTTGAAAATGGCGAGATTGTAGAAACCAGTGCGGATGAATGGATGAAATTACGCCAACTATTAGAGCCTTATGCCAACAAGGATGAAAAAAAATGAACCGACTTAACCGCATAAAATCCCTGCCCTGTGTCCAATGCCACGCCCCACCACCAAGCGACCCTTGCCACGCTAATTGGGCGGAAATGGGAAAGGGCATGGGCAAAAAGGCAGATGATGAGTACACGATACCATTGTGCCGAAAATGCCATCAAGAGTTGGACACTTATCAAGGACGAAACCGTGAACGGGCTAAGGCGTGGTTTTTGAGAAAACTTGAGTTTGTTAATTCTGTGTTAAATGAGCAGGATAACCCAACTGAGAATTTATTTTAATTTATTTTAAAGGTGTTTGTTATGATGATTATTTTTTGGATTATTTGTTATTTAATTAAAACCTACTTGATTTATTTGGTTTATCAAGATATGAGTGGATTATTTTCTTTGCCGATTTTGAATTATATTGAAATATTATTAATCTTAAACTTTGGGTTAATGATTAAATGTATCTTAGGTAATTCTAGCTATGCGGATTTTAGTGTCTATAAAAAATTTACAATAGCAGAAAAAGTAACTTTGGGTTTTTCAAATGTGCTTATTATCTTAATACTTGCTTCACTTCATATTCTATATCAAATTTTCTTATGAAAAATCAATCCTACCGCCTTATCAATGCCGATGTTGCCGAGAACTGCTTTAAGGCGATTCATCAAGCCGTAGCGGACAACCTAAACACACCGCATAATGTCGTGGTAACGATTGGCATTGATGACGATAAGGCAAGAAGCAACGCCCAGAACCGACTTTATTGGAGCTGGCTTCACGAACTAGAAAGCCAAAATGGGCAAGATGATGAATGGTGGCATTGTTATTTTAAACGCTTGTTTTTGGCTCGTATTTACGCACGAGATGATGGCGAATTTGCCGAGATGGCACAAAGCATTAAGCGGTGTAAGGGTGTAATCAATGATACGCTTTATGAAAATATCGCAATGAGTGTGATTAAAAATATCACAACGACAAAGGCAAATACCAAACAATTTGCCGAGTATTTAACCAAGATTGAATTATGGGCGGTGGCAAATGGCTTTAAGGTTACGACACCGCAGGAATTGGAGTGGGTGAGATGATTTTATTTCAGCGTGGTAATTTAAAAATCGGCAAACGCCGTGGGCATTTTATTGGCGACCCTACATTGTCAAATAGAGCTGATGGAGATTTGTTGATTATTGATTTGTTTTTTATTTCAATTTTGCATTTTACGCCAAATATCAAATTAACCAATGCAATCAAAAGGTTGGTTACAGATAAACTTGATTTTTCTTGGCACGTCAATGTAAGCACCGCTAAACACATTGCAGGAAAACAAGGGTATGCAGAAGGTCAAGAAAGGGCGGAAAAAGAACGGCAGCACTACTATGATTTGTGTCAAAAGCACGAGAAGGAGTTAAATCAATTAAGACGTGAAAATGGTAATTTAAAAGAAGCATTTAGAATTTTGGCGAATGATAAGGTGGATTGATGTACTACACAAACGACAACGGCGATATTGCCAAAGTGATTGATTATGACCGAAAATCAGATACGGTAACGGTGGTTATCAATGATAAGGCGGCAGTTATGGCGTGGGACAAGTTTATTAGAGAATTTAAGAGAATGGGGATTGAGAGATGAACAGTAAAGAATATTACGACTGGCTACAAAAATTTGAAAAAAGAAATACGAGCGATGACACATTCACACCACCTGCGGTTTATGACATTGTTTTAGATTATGTAAACCAACATGTTTTAAATTTGGACGATTTGACGGTAGAACGCCCTTTTTATCCCGATGGCGATTATCAAGCACATGCCCAAAACTATGATGATAACACGGTGGTGATTGACAATCCGCCTTTTTCTATTTTGTCAAAAATCATTGATTTTTATATTAAAAATAATGTTAAATTCTTTTTGTTCGCCCCTGCTTTGACGGTGTTTAACTCAATGCGAAACTGTGATTGTACCGCCATTATTGCCCCCTCTAAAATCACTTATGATAATGGGGCGGTGGTAAATACTTGTTTTGTTACTAATTTGTGTGGCGATGTGCGAGCGATGACCGCCCCAAAATTATACAATGCCCTGCAAGCATTAGAGCAACAAAAACCAACATTGTCAAAATACCAATATTCGCCCAATGTGCTGATGGTAAATAATTTAAATAAATTATGTAAGGCAGGGATTGAATTTAGCGTGTCGGCTAATGAAAGTGTATTTATTCGTCAGCTTGATAGCCAAAAAGAGCATAAAAAAGAATTGTTCGGTGGCGGACTACTCATCAGCGATAACAAAGCCAAAGAACTGCAAGCCAAAGAACTGCAAACAAAAGAACTGCAAGCTAAAAATAATTTAATAAATTGGGAATTGTCCGATAGAGAACGGGCGATTGTGGGGAGTTTGGGGGTAAACAATGATTGAACAATACGGTTTGGCGATTTTTGTGGTGTTTGTGTTATTGCCGTTGTTTTTAAGCTTTTGCATTTGTTCGATGTTGCTTTTTGACATGATAAAAGAACGTCGCAAATTTAAAAAAGAATTTGAGCAGGCAAAAAAGAGATGGAGAGATTGATGAACAGTTACCCAAATTTAGATTTAGTCCGTGCGGTGATGAGCCAAAAAAGCACAAGCGATTATGCGGGTAATTTTGGCAAAGGTGGGCAAAATGCCCTTGATATGGCGGACGGTGCGGGGTGCTTGGCGTATGTCGCCAAAAACGCCCCAACAGACAATCCCGAGCTTATGCGGTCGGCGGTGGCGTGCTATGTGGACGATGGGGAGCGTGAGCGTTTTTATAATGATGTGGTTAAACTTGCCGAGCAGGGCTATCAGTCTAAAAGCCAAAGACGCAAGCACGCCAAAAACCTTGCCCGTGCGGTGGTGGCTGATGTGGTGCAATGTGCTTTGACTGACAAGCAAAAGGCGGAGATAATGGGTATTTCTGCGGTGGCATTTTGTAACTACCATTCGCATATTTATGGAGATGTAATGGGGGCGGTGGCAACACAGCTTAGCATAGCGGACGATGTGGCAGGCGAGTATTGGCGAAAAACTTTTAGAGAACATAGAGGCTAATCAAGCCTCTTGTTCTAAGCGTTTTGCATACTCAATGATGGCTTGTTTAATCGCCCCTGCACGGTTGCCGTTGTGGTGGGCTTTGATTTTTTGTAGGGCTTCATAGGCTTCGGTGTCGTATTGACCTAGTAGCACTCGCACATCTTCTAGGGCTTTATCGGTATTTTTTTTGATGGCGTTTAATTGAGCGTTTGAAGTTTTCATACAGACCCCTTGATTTTTGTAAAAATGGTGGCATAATATGGGTAAGGAGCAGGTTGGGTAAGACCGCTAATCCTACCCAACCCCCAATCAAGCTATTAACGGTAACTTGATTGGCTTGCTATCTAGTAAGCACCATTGCTGATGAATAGTAAGATAACAAGGACAATGAACTTGATAACGCACTTCATTGTCTGTTCCTTATGTTGTTGCCAGTACCAGTTACTGGCACCTACCAACACGCCTTGTGTTGATAAAGCGTATTATATATGTACATAGATACTATGTCAATATATAATTTAAAAAAATCTGCTCATTATTTGGGTGGATTTTTTTTATTGACAAGGTGGTTTTTTTGTTGTATATTATATGCAAGGTCTCAAAAGCCTATAAAGCAACGGTAATCACCCCGTCAGCGTGATATTTTTATGCTCCTAAGTTAATCCAAATCTTTTTGCATAAATTTGCATACCTTATTTGATAAGTTATGACCGACGGTGCGACGAATACAATACCCGAAAGGGGAATAAGTCCGCCATTTTGCTTTATGGTTTTGAGCCGTTGGTCTCCTAATTCAAGGGTACACCAATTTAAGGTACCCTTTAAAGGGTAAGTCAATTTGACCCACCCTTTTAAATTAGGAAAATTTAACCCTATCAAAAAGGTAAAAGCAAATGCAAACTTTAACTTTTCAAAACATCACTCTTTCCCCAGCCAAAGTAGATAATCAAATTTGGCTTACTTCTGGCGAGTTGGCAAAAGCCCTTAATTATGCCGACACGCAATCTGTTACCAAGATTTATGAACGCAACGCCGATGAATTCACCACATCAATGACTACCATTGCCCAAGTCAAAACTAATGGCGGTATGCAAAAAATGCGTATTTTCTCCCTGCGTGGTTGCCATCTTATCGCTATGTTTGCCCGCACCAAAGTTGCCAAAGAGTTTCGCCAATGGGTGCTAGATATTTTGGATAAAGAAGTGGGCAAGCCTGTGCAAGTTGAGCCAAAACTCTCATCAGACGACACACTCCCCCTTCGTAACGCCGTGAGTATGGCAACAGGTATTTTGAAACTGGACTATGCCACGATTTATAAAATGGTTCATCAACGCTTTGGCATTGACGAAATCAAAGAGCTATCCAAAGACGAAGTAGGGCAAGCGGTGGAGTATGTGCATAGTTTGATGGTGCAAGTCAATCAATCCACCATCAATATGCCACTTATCCAAAATATCCTAGCCGATAACGCCCATCAAAACCAAAAAGCTCGTTTGACGGTTGATGGTATGATTGGCGAACTAAAAGTAATGATTGATTATGTCGATGAATTGCGCACTCGCCTAACCCTGCAAGACAGGCTAATTGGTGCATTGCAGACACGCTTTATTGGTTAATTCTTTGTTAAAAAAACACCCTACATGGCTTGACTGTGTGGGGTGTTGGTGCTTAATTCAAAACAGGGCTTGACAAAGTTAATAAAAAACCCTATAATTTACTAGAATGCGGTTAAGTGTGAAAGCACAACCAAGTTTTTATTTTTAATGCTGTTAAACCACTTCTTACCGACACGGCGAGAAGTGGTTTTTTTATTGCAAATCAATCAAGGTTTGTGTATAATAGGCTCTACGAGCCTAATTTCAAAACTAATTTTTTTTTTGCCCTGCCGACTGGTGGGGCTTTTTTTACGCCTGTTGATTGACCACCAACAGAAATGCACCTTTGAGAAAAACAATCTGATGGGGCTATTGGTACGCCCACCATTGAGAGAACGAACGCCAATCCTAAGCCGTCTTTGTGCATTAAGTGGGTAAAGGGTTGGTAAGTAGCGGTTTCCCCATTACCGACAGGGGCTTTTTTGTTGGGCAAGGCGGTAAGTCCTTATGACTAGTATTGCAATATCAGCGAGCCGTTACGCCCAACGCTTTTTATCCATCTTGTGCCTAATTGTCAAGCATTATTTTTAACTTTTTTTGATTTTTTTAAGGAGCGTAAGCAATGGCGAAACTTACGCCAAAGCAACAACGGTTTGTTGATGAGTACTTAATAGACCTAAACGCCACACAAGCCTGTATTCGTGCAGGATATAGCGAGAAAACCGCAGAACAAATGGGGTATCAACTACTTCAGAAAACTTCAGTTCAGACCGCCATTGAACAGGCGATGAATGAACGCCAAAACCGCACTCAAATCAATGCTGATTATGTCTTAAATCGTTTGGTGCAGATTGACCAATTGGACATTGCCGACATCTTGGACGAAACAGGCAATTTCAAGCCGATTTCCGAATGGTCAAAAGAATGGCGGTTAAATCTATCATCATTTGAGATTGTAGAAAACGCCACAGGCGGATTTGTTAAAAAAATCAAATTCCCCGACAAAGTCAAAAACCTAGAATTGCTTGGTAAGCATGTTCAAATTGGAGCATGGGCAAGCAATCAATCAGTAGATGTAACAGCCGTCCAAATTAACCAAAATGAGACAATGGGTAAAGATGAATTTAGACAAATTGCCAAAGAAGTTTTGGGTAAAATCTGATGTTGTCCGAAAAAGAAAAAGAAGTGGCAAGGTCGTTGGCGTATGAAGACCTGTATTTTTTTAGCCGTTATATGTTTTATGTTCGCTATGGCTATGAGTGGGTGCAGTCTGACCACCACCAAATCATCTGTGATAAATTGACAGATATTTTTTACGGCAGAAGTCAAAATGTGATTATCAATATTCCGCCACGATACAGTAAAACAGAATTGGCGGTGGTAAATTTTATCGCATGGTCAATGGGGAGAATGCCTGATTGTGAATTTATTCATTCAAGCTATTCATCGACACTTGCAAGCAAAAATTCAAGCCAAATCCGTGATTTGATTTGTCATGAAGAATACCAAAAGATTTTTAACCTGCCCCTAAAAGATGACAGCCAAGCCAAAGACCATTGGAAAACACAGGCAGGTGGCACGATGTACGCCACAGGTGCAGGGGGTACAATCACAGGTTTTGGGGCAGGCAAGCTAAGAGACGGCTTTGGCGGGGCAATAATCATTGATGACCCCCATAAGGCAACGGAAGCACGCTCAGAGACCAAGCGTAACAATGTGATTAATTGGTTTACTGAAACCATAAAATCACGCAAAAACACCCAGCAAACCCCGATTATTGTCATCATGCAACGCTTGCATGAAAATGACTTATCGGGGTTTTTGTTGTCTGGTCGAGATGATGACGAGTGGGAACACTTATGTTTGCCCGCTATCAGTGATGACGGCAAGGCGTTGTGGGATTTTAAGCATGACATTGTTAAATTACGCCAAATGGAGCAAGCAAGCCCCTACATGTTCGCAGGGCAATACCAACAAAGACCCGCCCCACTTGAAGGTGGGTTTTTTAAACCGTCCAATATTGAGATTATCGATGCCCTACCGACCGTTAGGCGGTGGGTGCGTGGTTGGGACTTGGGGGCAACGGTGGGCGGAGACCCAACTTGTGGGGCGTTGCTAGGCATCATGGCGGACGGACGGCTTGTCATTGGCGATATGGCACATGGCGATGTGTCGGTTGATGAACGTGATGCCATGATTAAAAACACGGCAAGCCTTGATGGTAGGGGCGTGTTAATCAGTCTGCCACAAGACCCAGGGCAAGCAGGTAAAACCCAAGCGGTGCATTTTGGCAAGATATTACAAGGCTATAAATTTAAAACTTCAATAGAAAGTGGCGATAAAGTGGTGCGTGCCGAGCCGTTCGCCAGTCAAGTAAATACAGGTAATGTGGTTATGGTGCGTGGAGCGTGGAATATGGGCTTAGTTGATGAAATGCGACTGTTTCCCAATGCCAGCCATGATGACCGCATTGATGCCCTAAGCCGAGCCTATGGCGAACTGATTTCACAGCCAGCAACGGTTAAATATGCCACCGCAGGAAAACGGACATTTAGATGAAACTTTTAGATTTTTTTAAGCCGAAAAAGCAAACGGCAAAACCAAAGCCCATGTCGCTAGGCAAAGATGAGTTTATCAGTCAAATTGACCGTTTTTTCGATGATGTGTTAATGGCTGATACGGATGAAATTTTGGCAAAAGTTGGCAAGACACGCCAATCCTTATCCGCCCTACTCTATGATGACGAGATAGACGAGAAAATCACCAGACGGCTAGAAAACTTAAAGCAATCGCCTTTTACGTTATCGCCGTCTGAAGGCATGACCGCCCAATTTGTCTATGATGAGCTTAATCGCCATTTAGATGATTTGGTTAGTGCAATCATGAACGCAAAACTGTATGGGTATAGCGTAAGCGAGCTTGTATGGCATGATGACGGCAGGGTTAAATCCATAACCCAAAAGCCTATGGAATGGTTTGAGCCAAAAAAAGACGGACGGCTATTTTACCATGCCGATAATATAACGGCAGGCGTGGATATTTCCGCTAATCCGACTTACCGCCAAAAGGTGTTACTTGTTCGCCATGAGCCAACCTACAAAAACCCAAAGGGCAAGGCACTGCTTAGCCGTGTGTATTGGCTACATTACTACAAAGTAAACGGTTTTGCGTTTTGGGCGAAAAACCTTGAACGCTTTGGCTCGCCGTTGATGATTGGTAAGACCGCAGATACGGACGATTTAGCAACAACACGGCTATCGGGTGCCATGCTAGAAGCCCAAGATAATTCGGTGCTGGCAATCGGTATTGACGATGACATACAAGTCATCAATAGCAGTGGCAATAATGTGGCGTTTGAAGTGTTTGATAATGCCATCAATCGCCGTATTGCCAAATATCTCTTAGGGCAGACCCTAACCAGTGGCACTGATGTGGGCGGAACGTACGGACAGGGCAAGGTACACCAAGACCAACAAGAGATTATCTTTAATAGCGACAGAAAATTTGTCAAAAAATATATCCAACAGTTTATTGACGTGATTTGTGAGGTCAATGGGCATACACCGCCAGTATTTAATTGGATTGAACAAAAGTCGCTACAAACCGAGCGGGCAAGCCGTGATTTGACTTTGTCGCAAATTGGCGTGGCATTTACCGATGATTACTTTGCTGATATGTACGATATTGACAAAAAGTACATCAAAAGCACGCCAAACATCATTGCCAATAGCCCACAAGCCAAAGGCGGTGTGGCAAGACAGTTTACTGATGAACAAATGCGATTAGAAACACTGGCGGACGGCTTGACACACCAACCCCTGCCAACCGATGACGTGCTAAACATCATCAAAAATGCCAAAGACAAGGACGAGATGATAACCGCCCTTGCTAAATTGGTGGGCGATGATGACGAGCTTATCATGGCAAGCCTAGCGGTGGCGGACTTGTACGGTGTTATCGATGAGGCGGAAAATGAATCATTTTGATGTGATGTTCAAAGAAGCGTTGGCATTTGCCAAAAGCCGAAAAGTTGTGCCGTCTGATAAATACTACAATCAGATGACACAGCTACAACGGCAAACGTCCATATCAATCAAATCATTAGCCCAATTAGAGCAAATCCGCCATATCATTGACAGCGTGAACAAGGCGATAGAGCATGGCGAGACGTTCGCCGATTTTCGAAAGCGAGTGCAGGCGGGGGACATACATCTACCACGCCACAGGCTAAATAACATCTATCGCACCAACATTCAAACTGCTTACAATCGTGGCAAATGGTATGAGCAACAACAGAACAAGAAAGACCGCCCTTATCTGATGTACTCTGCCATCAATGACAGCCGAACACGTCCCGAACACAGAGCAAGGCATGGGGTAATACGCCCCATTGATGACCCTTTTTGGCTTGACAACACACCGCCATGCGGTTTTCGTTGTCGTTGCACCACTAGGGCATTGACAGAGCAACAGGCAAAGGAGCGTGGCATAACGCCAGTCGATGAGCTACCGCCAAAGACTGATGATTTTGGCATTAGTCCCGCCCGCTATGGTGAGCAGTTTAATAATTTGGTGTATGACGCCATAGCACGTCTTGCCCTAGAAAATCCCAAAGCTGATTTGGTGGGCGTAGCAGGGCAGATTGAGCAGGTGGCGATGATGATCTACCCCATCACCACGCTTGATGAACTTTTAGGACAGATTGATGAAGAAACAGATTGAGCAAGAGCTAGACCGTGAGCCGTGTTCGTATCATGGCGATATTTTGGCATTTATCCAAAATATCAATGTGGGCGAGCAGACAACAGGTGGATTTGATATTAAAGACGGTATCGCCACCATCAAGGTGCGTGGGCTGTTATTGCCACAAACGGATGACGATTACACCGAGTTTGGCGTAACAGGCTATAACATTTTGGGTGATTACTTAAAACAAGCCAATGATAGCCCAAGCGTTCGTCAAATTATCCTTGATATTGACAGTAATGGGGGATTTGTCAAGGGCTTATCTGATGTGATAGACACGATACAGCGACTAGACAAGCCCATTACCAGCCACGCCACAGGAGCGATGAACTCGGCAGCATATTGGCTAGGGGTAAGCACCAAAGCAATCCATGCCGATAAATCCGCCAAGATTGGCAGTATTGGGGCGTATATCACGCATTTGGATTTTAGCGAAAGTTACGCCAAAGAAGGTATTGGCGTACATGTGTTTAGAAGTGGTAAGTGGAAAGGTGCATTTGACAGCCGTCTACCCTTGCAAGAACACGAAAAAGAGCGACTACAAGCCCAAGCGGACACAGTTGCTGATGAATTTATGAGCCATGTGGCAAAAATGCGTGGCTTATCAGTAGATGACATCAAGTCATGGGAAGGCGATAGTTTTAATGCAACTGTTGCCCTGGATAAACGTTTAATTGACAGCGTAGGAGATACGATGAACCTAGCCGAAGCCTTAGCCGAACTTGACAAAGTCAAGGCAGAAAGCAAAGCCAAAGATGACCTAATTGCCAAAGCACAGCAAACGGCAAAAGATAAAGACGATGAGCTAAAAGCCTATCAAGCCAAAGTGCGTGATGAACAAATCCAAGCACTAGGTAAGAGCTTTGATGACAACGAGCTTACCGCCATCAAAGCGATGAGTGATGAAGCCTTTGCCCTATTCGCCAAACATTCAAAAACCACATTGCCAAAAGCCTTAACCGATGAGCAATTCACCGCAGGCGTGGCAAGCTGTGGCGATGAACTAGACCAAGCAATCAACAACCTAAAATAGGGGGGATTATGATTAAGCAAGACATCAGTTACACCAGTGAGCCAAACCTTGTCATTGGGGATGGTGTACAGACCGACAGCGTGGTGCCAACCACAGGCACCAATTACAAACGTGGCGATTTATTGGTGGTAAGTGATAAAAACGTGGCGACGCACTCGGCAGACGGCACAGATTGGCACGTCATTTGTGCCGTGGACGTAACCGCCGAGCAGGTAGAACAACACTTGAACGCCAAAAAAGAAATCCCTGTGTACACACAAGGGGAAATTAACGTAGAAGCGGTGCGTTTACAAGGTGTTTTACTTACCGAAGAACAACGCACCCAAGCCCGAGCTCGTGCTAACACGGCAACCGCCATTGAACTTCGCCAAATTTAAGGACTTTTTTATGACAATGAAAATTACTGTGAAAGGTCAAGAATTAAACCTGCTTGACAACAACCAATTATCTATCGTACAAAACAAAACCAAACCGCTTGATAGTTGGATTTTGGACACGTTTTTCCCAAATAAAGTGGGTTTTGACAACCAAAAGGCGGTGCCGATTGATGAGCTAGAAACCAGCCAACCGCTTGCCCCTTTTGTCTCGCCTGTGGTGCAGGGCAAGCCAATCCGTGAGCAGGGCAATTTTGAGCGTAAGTATATCCAAGCCCCTTATGTCAAGCCTGCCAAGATGATTACCCCTGCCAACACCTATGATTTGGCGTTGTTCACAAGATTGAAAGATGCAACAATCATTAAAGGCGATATGTCCATGTCGGATAAATGGCGACTGGCACAGATTGGGGCGTTTAATGAGTTGCGTCAGTCCATTGTAAACCGTAAAGTCCTGATGGCGTGTGATATTTTGACTAAGGGTAAGACTATTGCGGTGGGCGATGACCACGCAGCCATGGAGATTGACTTTGGACGTCATAGCAACCTAAGTTTTACGCCTGTCGCCAAATGGCATGAGCCTGATGCGGACGTTGTGGGTGATATTGAGACCATGAATGCCCGCTTGATTGAGCATGGCGGTACAGGGGCAAGCGTGATTTTGACATCAAGCAAGCTGTACATGCACATGGTAAGAAATAAGGGCTTTACAGAGCGTTTTATTGACCCCAAAGGCTCGACCGCCCCAAATCCCTTTAACCTAGGTCTTGCTGTGCCAAATGCCAAATATCGTGGTGAGATTGATGGTATCGCCGTTTATACTTACGACGAAAAGCACAAACTGGACGGTAAGGCGGAGCGTTTCATCAGCGAGAAGGGTTTTTACATGATTGCTGATACCACAGGCTATCAAGCCCAATGCGAAATCCAGCACCTAAGTGCCAATGGACGAGCAGTGGAATTTTTTGATTACTCGGTGGTGCAAGAAGACCCAAGCGGTATCAAGATGATTTGTGAATCCTCGCCACTTATCGTGCCGTCAAATGTTAATGGCGTATGCGGTGGTGATGAATTTATTGACTAAAACAGACCGCCCACAGGGCGGTTTTCTTTCGGAGAAAATTATGAAATATATTGCCAATCAATCTGTTGGGCGTTTTGCCACAGGCGATGAAGTGCTAGGTCTAACAGACGAGCGAGCCAAAGAACTTTTGGCAATCGGTGCGATTAAAGCGGTGGGCGAACAAGAACCCCAAAAAGGGAATGTTGAGCCATTGGGCGATGAACCGTCCGAAAATGACGAAAAAACCGTTGCAGAAGATAAACCAAAACGCCAACGCACAACCAAAACACAAGGTTAAAGATGTACGCAACTAAAGATGACATGATAACTCGCTTTGGCATACGCCAAATCAATGAGCTTGAAAGTATGCACCATGACGGCGAACTATCCACTGATAAAGCACTCATGGATGCAACTCATCAAATCAACAGTTATTTGTCGGTGCGTTACATCACGCCTGTGGTGGGTAGTGAGTTTTTGACCGTGATTGCCTGTAACATCGCCCGATATCGTCTGTATATGAACGACAGCGACGGAGAAGTGCAAAAACGCTATGATGAAGCCATAGCGTGGCTTAAAGACGTGGCAAATGGTAAGGCAAATGTTACCTATGCTACCCCACTAACCGCCCAAGAAATCGAAAAAACCACCGTCCGACCGGTTGCCCCTGTGGGAGCCAGTCATAAAGGCGGTGTGTTTGGGGATAATGTGTTTGCTAAGTTGCCAAGACCATGATTGACGAGAACCTAACCGCCTTTTTACAACATTTGCTATTTGACGAACAAAAAAGCCACACCTTTTGGCGAAAAGTGGGCAGTCAAATGGTGTATCTTACCCAAGAGCGAATAGAGCAAGGCGTGGATTTGTACGGTCATGCCTTTGTGCCGTCCGTGCGAAGCGGTCAAACGCTAAGAGATACAGGGCGGTTGTTTAATAGCCTAACTTATCAGCTTGTGCCAGACGGTGTGGCGTGGGGAACCAATGTCGCATACGCCCCTTATTTGCATTATGGGGCAACCATTAAGGCGAGAAATGCTGAGTTTTTACGTTTTAAGACCGCTTATGGTTGGGTGAGTAAAAAAGAAGTTATCTTGCCACCAAGACCATTTTTGGGCTTGGGCGAGCAAGAAAAAGCAAGCGTGGTGCAAATATTAACGGAGCTACTTCGTGGATAATTATTTTGGGGTGGGGCTTGCCTTAACCGACCTGTTAAAAACCCTACAACATCAAGGCGAGCCGTTGTTTCGGCGTGTGGATTTCTTACAAAGTCTAAATGATGTATCAGAACAACGGCAAATCACGCCTGCCTGTTATGTGGTGTATCGTGGCGATACCGTGAGCGACACAGCAGGACGTGGCGAGCGTGTCAAAGTCAGCCAGCGTTATAGCGTCATCATTGCCATATCGCACAGTGCCAGTCAAATCAACGCTTATGATAGCGTGCAAGTGGCAGGCGAGATTATCCCCTTTGTGTTAAGACAGTTGCAAGGCGTGAAAGTCGTGCCGTATGCTTCACCGCTTAAACGAGTGGGGAGCGATGTGGCAGGGTTTAGTAATGCGTTTAGTTATTATCCGTTTACTTTTAGTACGGATATTACCATTTAACCGCCCTTAGGGCTTTGGAGAGTATATGAACTATCAAGCAGAATATTATAGTGGTCAGGGCAAAGTGTTTGTTGCCCCTATCGTGGACGGTAAGACAGGGGCATTTCGTTTCGTGGGTAATGTACCTGCCCTGTCACTAGAAACGTCCGTTGAGAAAAACGAACACAAAGAGAGCCACACAGGGACAAGAGCGGTGGATAAAGTCATCATCAGCGAGCAAAACGTTGAAGCAAGCTTTACACTAGAAGATGTCAATATTGACAACCTAGCCCTAGCCTTTCATGGAGAAATTATTGATGTGGCAGGCGAGAGTATCACTGATGCAGTGTTGGGCGAGCTAACCAAAGGCGATAATTGGGTGCTTACCCATCAAAACGTCTCTGATGTGGTCATCAATGATAAAAACAGTCAGCCATTGGTGGTAGATGTGGACTATATCGTGGATAAAACCTTTGGTCGCATTACGTTCATCTCGGACAGCCAAACGCTAAAACAGCCATTCACGGTCAGTTACACCGCAGGCACAGCAAAGCAGGTTAAGTTTTTGAAAAAGTCAAATCCTGAATACGCTTTACGCTTTGAAGGGCTTAACACTGCCGAAAACAACAAACCTGTACTGGTACAAATCCACAAAATGGCTATCGAACCTGCCAGCACCTTTGATTTAATTAATGATGAGCTAGGTCAGTTTGAAGTCACAGGTAAAGCCTTGATGACCAATGAAGGCTTAGTAACGATTAGCAAGTTGTAAGCCAATCCCTTGCAGGTATTCGCTTGCAAGGGTGTTTTTTTGGATTAAAAAATGACAAAACTTAAAATCAGCGACAAAGAAATCACAATACGACCCATAAAAGTCAAGGATTTACCTGCCGTGTGTGTGGCGGTTGAGCCGTTTATTGATAGGTTTAATGACATCTCAAAAGGCGGTCAGGTAACCAACAGCGACTTGTTTCGTCTGTGTGCCATGCACAGTCCCGATGTGGTCAATCTGTGTGCGATATTGACAGATGCCGACAGGGAATGGCTAAAAGAGCAGGAACCCAAAGCCTTGTTTGAGCTTACCTGTGAAGTCATCAAGCTATCGCAAGATTTTTTTTTAAATCAAATTCTAAGCCCGCTAAACAAGATAGGCAAAACACTCACGATATTAGCCCTTACCACGACATGATACAAACACTTGTGTCAAACGGTCATCACTATGGCGATGTCATGGAGATGGGCTATGGCGATTTTGTGGCGTTTTTAAAGGTGGTTGCCCGTCGCCAAAGCGAACATTATAAGATGATGGCGGTGGCGGTGCGTATGGCAGGGGCGGACAAAAAAGCATGGGGAAAATGGTTTGAAACTTACTAATTTAGCAGACAACAGGCATGTAGATTTGTCCGATGATTTGTATAGCGTGGACGAGCTTAACTGGTCAAAAGTGGTATCAACCCACAACCGCATGCTAGACGGCACGTTACTCATCGAGCAAGCCGTACGCAAGCATGGCAAGCCGTATGTGCTAACCGCTCGTGATGACATGGCATGGGTAACAAGGGCAGTTGCTAATCGGTTGCAGGCGTGGGCAAGCTTGCCTAACACCAAATTTAAATTATCCTACCATCAAGACGGTATGGATAAAGAGATGACCGTGATGTTCGACCATACCGATGACCCCATGCGTGCCACGCCAGTGAAAGGGCATAACAGCCCCAATTTGGACGATTATTTTAATATTGAGCTTAGATTTGTACAGGTAGAGTGATGATAACACAAGATAATTTGGTGCTGTTAAAGGCGGAAAATCAATCAGATTTTGATGATGGCGGTGGACTGCCAACCACACACACCGTTCCTAATCACACCAGTAACGCCCTATTTCCTGATGTATCTGATACCGACCGTATGATGGGGCGTGTGCGACTGCGTAAGATATTTTTGGGCGTACGGACGGCAAATGATGAGTTGGTGCAGTCAGCACGGCTTATTTTTACCAAAATCCCCCACAAAATGAGCGTTTTTGCGTTTAAAGCGTCCGCCTTTTCTGACAGACGAACCCACGCCAAAGACCGCATTGAGAGCTATTTGGCAAGGGGCAGTCGGTGGAGCGGTCATTTGTTAGAAAGTCACTTAAAGGGTCAGCGTGTGATACAGTTATCATTAGACCCTACCGACAGCGTACCAAGCGTGGGTAATTCTTTGGTGATTATCCAAAACGAGAACCAAGCTGATGAGCGTTATCAGTTTGTGCGTGTGAGCAAGGTTAGTACGGAAATCAGAAAATTCCCAATCAGTCGTGAAAAAACCGCCACAAGATTGATTGCTAGCTTGGAGATTACCGACAGTCTAAGACATGATTTTGATGGTTTGTCGGTGCTTGAATATCTAGATGGGGTCAGCGAAAAAAGAAAAGCATTGGTGCGTGATACCATCGTGGCGGACGCTGCCCAGTACTACTCGGCAAGTCATCTGGCACAGCCTATCACTGCCATGACCACCCAAACGGTTAATTTGGAGAGTATTTATGTACAGGTGGTGCCAAGTACGCAGGTAGAAACGCCATTGGTGCAGAACAACCCAAGCATGAACAGCGTGTTTTTTGTCAAAGGTAATGATGACACCGTCAGCCAAACCTTTGTGACATCGGCAACCAATCAGCTTGGGGCGGTCTATCCTACTTCCTTGACGGTAAATATGGGTGGGGCGGTCTATCATGATGACAATGGCGAAATTAAAAATGGCAATACCGCCATCGGGGCGATTGCCTATGAGACAGGGGTCATCACGTGGTACGCTGGACATACAGGGCGTGGAGCGACTGTGAGTTTTATTCCTGCAGGCTATCAAACAGGGGCAAATGCCACCGAAGTGATAGCCGTGCCAAAGATAGGGGCAGGATATAACTATGTCTATACCCTAGCCAATACACTCTTGCCGTTATCGGTTAAAGTTTCTTATCAGTCAAATGGCGAAGTGTACACCTTAACCGACAATGGTGGTAAGCTTATAGGACAAGGGTCTGGTGTCATCAATGACAAAACGCTTGTCTTGACAACGTCCGCCATACCGGACAGCGAAAGCCTTATCATCATCAGCTATGGTACGGATAATGGGGCGATTGCTGTCGGTGGCATACAAAAGCCCCTATACGCTCATGTCAAGACCGACAAAATGCCATCTGCCGTTGAGATAGATGGTGTGAATTCTACCTTTGACATGACTGATGACGGCTTAAAAGTGTATTTTGATAAATTACCTGCCAAAGGCTCACAAATTACCCTAAAAGGGGCAAACAGTCATATCGCCACAGACGGCAATGGGGCAACGGTCAGTAGTAATAGTAGTGGCTTGACCATCAAGCTAAATAATCCGATTGTGCGTGGCACACTAAGCCTTGAAATCATGGGCTGTGTGTTTGGTGATGACGGCAAGGGCAATGTGGTGTTTAGAAGTGGCTATGAAAAGATTTTGGGCACGCAACAAGACAGCTCGGGGAATTTTCTGACAGGAAAAACCACGCAGGAAACGACTATCACTGAACGCACTACCAATACGGCAGGCGAGATAATGGGCGTGGTGGATTATGGCACTCAGACCATTAGCCTGACTAAGCCGTTAAAAGTTCAGATGGTTCAAACACAAAATTATAGCAAACAAGCAAACTATATCATGTTTAGTGGGGTATAATGAAACAAACAACCAATAACATCATCAATAAAGAAGTGCCATTGACCGCTACAGGGCTTATTATTCGTCATGCCAGTAGTGATGTTGGTAGCGATGATACCGCTCTTGTAGGTCAAGTACATGCCGATTTCGGGCTAAATGCACTAGATAACTCGGTGCGTGTCAGAGTGGGCGATAGGGTCATGCTTGGGGCTAATCTTAGCCATAACGGGGCAAATGCTGGCATAATGACAGGGCAAAAAATTACCCTAGATGACTGGCAAGCAGGAGCAGGTGGTATGGCTGTCTTAGAGTCTGGCGTGGTCTATACCAAAGCCAATGCGGTAGATAGTCTTATCTTCCGTACTGCCGTGCGACCACTCCAAATCGGCTCGGTACAAATCATGGGCAAGTTTACAGATGGCGAGAGTTTTACGCTCTCAACCAACCAAGACGGACAAATCACAGGTAGCGATAAAGCACACGGCACGGTGGACTTTAAGCAGGGCGTAATTAACTTAGTCTTTTATAAAAAGGTGTTGGCAAGCGAGCATGCCGACAAATGGTGGTATGATGCCCAAAATGTCCATGACGGCTATATTAATGAGCCGTTTTATATCGACCCTGACAGCGTTACCATCAATGCGGTGGGATATAGCTATTTACCGCTTGATAGTAATATCATCGGGCTTGACCCTGTGCGACTGCCTACCGATGGGCGAGTGCCATTTATCCGCAAAGGGGACGGCTTGGTGATTACCGAGCTTAAAAGCAAAACCATTACCGAACCTACCGACCGTATCGAGCTTGGCGAAGTACGCTTATCTGATGTGCGTGTGTACAACGCTGATGGTGATGTCAAGGCGGCGGTGGATTTAGATAGGGGTATTATTAGCTTTGACAGTCCGCCCACATTCCCTGTGACGGTAGATTATCGCATTATGGACATGGGGCTGATTGTTGATAGCGACATCACAGGGCGTGTTACCTTATCTACCAAAATAACCCACGACTATACCACGAATGCGGTGGCAAGCTCTATGCTACTGGCAGGAGATTTGCAAGCACGCACCGAGACGGTATTTAGCCAAAAGACGTGGAGCCAAGTGTTTGCCGATAGCTTAATTGGCAATAGAGCCGAAAGCCAGCTACAACTGGCGGACTACCCAATAATTACTACCAACGAAAGCACCATCAGCGAGCGGTGGGCGTTGGTGTTTCGCTCCAACACCGCCTTTGCCCTCATTGGCGAGACGGTGGGCGAGATAGCACAAGGCTCTATTAATGGTGATTTTGCCCCTGTCAATCCCATGACAGGCAAGCCGTATTTTAGTATATCGCAGTCTGCTTTTGGTACAGGGTGGGACGCAGGTAATGTGGTCAGGTTTAACACCGTGGGGGCAAGCTATCCTGTATGGATTGGCAACGCCATACCCCAACACACCGCAGGCGTGGACGATGAGTATAAATTTTGTATGAGTTATCAGGTTAATGTCAATAGGAGTTAGTATGTGGCAGATCATTTCATCAAGTCAGCCAAATTCCCCTGTGGTTGCAGGGGAAAATGGACAACTTTTAACCATGTTGGATGCCTGCTTGATTGATGGGTTTAACAGTCAGACGGCAAGTAGTTATCAAGATGGCGTACTTACCTTTGGCATTTTTCATGGATATATTAAAAATCAGTACATTACAATCAGCGATAATAGCGGACAGGCAAACTATCGCATTAAAGATGTGTCTGATAATCAAGTTGTACTCTATGACAAGCCAAACTTGCAAGGGGTTATCACAACCAAAATCACACCACTGGGGTGGGAGAGCATTTTTGGGGCGAATGACCCCTTACGCCGTGCCTATCGCTCCAAAAATGAAAAAAGCACCAAGACGGTGCTTTTTTTGGACATGACTTATCCAGAAAACCATGGCTATCACGCCACAAACCCTGCACGGCGAGCCATGATAACGCTCTGTGAGGACATGACAACGCTTGGCGTGCCGATTAATGATTATACCGCAAGCATTAATAACAAGCTCACTAATCCCAATGGGTCTTTGTTTATAAATCAGGCAAAGCAATATGACAAAAGACATAGGGTTGTACGCAATCAGCCAACGCAGTGGCTTGTATGCGGCGATGATAAGTTGTTCTTTTTGTTTATTAATTTCTCGCCTAATGGCACGATACTTAAAATGAACATCTTTGGGGATTTTGTCGCCATAGAGGGGCGTGAGTGTGCAGGGTTTTGGGGCAATATTTCAAATGATGACAGAGCGTCAAGAAACACCGATGGATTGAATGACGAACAGGGCATACTCATCAACGGTCAGACTTTTAACTTTAACACCTATAAACATAACCGTTCTGGCATAGGTAGTGTTAAATATAAAGAAGTATTGATAGCTATGCCGACTTATGTGGTTGCTGATAATGCAATTGTTGGACTAGTGCCTTATTTGTATAGTTTCATCCAGGGTATTTATCGCTCAAAACTTGAAAACACATGGGTAGAGGATATTTTTTTGGTTAAAGCAGGTAGTGCTGGCACGGGTGGTGATGGTGGTACTATATGGGGGGTAAGCCGTGATTGGCAAGCATAAAATCGTCAGAGCTAAACACCATCACGGCACAATCCGACTACAAATCCATGAAGAAAACATCCCTGTATCACGCCCTGTATATTGTTACCATGCTAGGACAGGGTTACTTGTGGATAGTAAATGGTCTGATGATGACGGTTTTGTTGTTTTTGATAATCTCATCAAAGGGGTTAAATACTTTGTGGTCAGCACCGACCGCCATACGGACGGTAAGCAGTATAATTTGGTGGGTCAAGATTTGGTGGTGGCAGAATGATAATCCATGAAAACGCACAAATCATCATGTTCACCGCCCTATCACAAGCGATAAAACGGCTTGATGTCAAAGACGGCGATATGCTATTGGCAAGCATGAGCGTGGACGTGCAAGTTACCGACCGCCTAACCATTACTGCCCATAGCACTGGAGCCTTAGCCACTGGCACGCCTAGCGTGGTGGAGCTTGTGGGCGATAATGGGATATTGATGAGTTTTGATGAGTTTGGACTTGGGGCGGTCATCATGGGTGGCGATGTGGCGATAGATGAGTTTGTGCTTGATTTTTAGGGTGATGGCATGATTATTTTGAATTTTACTAAGCGGTTAAATGAAAATAATCGTGTCTTAAATTTTGGGGACGAGAAACCAAATCGCACCTTTATTTTAAAATTAAAACTAAAAAAACAAGGGCAAATCGCTGTTCGTGCACACCTTGCCCTAACGCACCATGTCCGACTATCTTACCACGCCAATGTTTTTCGTGGGCTAATGGCGGATGTGTGCGATACCATGCAGACTACCACACGTCAAGCACACGCCCATGAGCAGGCGTGGCAGGTCGTGGCACGGCTAGATAACCTAACCTGTCAGCAGTGGGGCGTGGGTCGGCAAGTTCGGTGTATGTCGTGTCAAAGCATAGATAGCCTTAACATGAATGCAGTGGGGGCATGCCATGTGGCAGGCGTTGGCAGACGATACACGCATTTTGTCTGTGACGACTTTGCAAACTTATCATTTGTAGGTGGTGTACTCTGTCATCGCTCGGACGTGGCGGTCATGATGGGTAGATACGCCTTTGATGAGTATTTTAACCTGCCAACAGTGGCGATAGGTCGGTGTCATCAAAAACAAGTGGCAAGATACGCCCATATATCGCATTGCCATATGGTCATGGGGGCGTATCAGGCAGATGTAGGGACGTGCGAGCGACTACAAACCGCCCAGATACCGCCTGTGATGAGCTTAGTTGTCGTTATAGATGATGACAACGGTCAAACCATACACACGCTTAATTTTAGCTGTCTGTGGGACGAGCATAACCGCATTTTAGAGTTTGCTGATGTCTGTCAAGGCAATAAAGACGGAGTAATTGTAATCGTGAATGATGTAAGCCTACTCATAGACGGCAAGGAAATGGACTGTTTTGGTCTGTCGGTCGCTATCAATAACCAAAGCTATGCTTGGCAGATGACCGCTAAAATCGCCCGTCATCATCTGGCGGACGTGAATATTTTTGACGGCTTTAAAGAAGCGATTGTTAAAATCAACGGCTACAAATGGCGGTTTTTGGTGGATAATGTGGCGGATAATCTCGCCTTTGGCAGTCAAAGCCTAGACATCAAAGGTAAATCACGCTCCTGTCTGCTTGCCGAGCCGTTTCATGGCACACGTTCGCACCTATCGGACAAAGCGGTAACGGCAATACAGCTTGCTAATGATGAGCTAAATCGTGACAATAAGCCATCTGATTTTAGCTTAGATTGGCAAATGACCGATTGGCTTATCCCCAAATACAGCTACATGGATAAAACACCAATCCAAGCCTTGACGTGGCTTGCCGAGACCGCAGGGGGCTTTATCAACACCCATCCTTTTGATGATGTCATCATTGCCAAACAAAACTACCCCATGGCACGTTGGGAGCTTGCCCCGAGCGTGAGCATTGATAACCGCCTAATCCTTGACATGTCCACTGAGCGACTACAAACGCCTGATTATAATGGGGTGTATGTAAGCGGTATGCAGGCGGGTGTGTCCATGCTTATCAAGCGACAAGGTACATCTGGGGGTTATCGTGGGGCGATGATAACCCATGAACTCATCACAGATGACACAGTGGCACGAGTGCGTGGCATACATGAACTGTCAAGCGTGGGCGATAGGGTCAATGTTAGCCTTAATATGCCAATGCACGCCGATTTGGGACTGCTTATGCCTTCTGATGTCGTGGCGGTCGGTGGCATGGTGGGCGTGGTGCGTTCTATCTCAATCTCGGTCAATGTGGGTGGGCGTGGCGAGATAACCATTCGTCAGAATGTGGCGGTGGAGATTTAAAAGGGGTGGATTTTTGTAAACAAATGGTTTATATTATCCACTTTGGATTAACATTGGAGTAACAAAGTGGCTAAATATATTGAGGCTAACCTAACAAGTAGCGAGGAAATCGTCTTGGAGGCTTCTGTCAGTTGGTGGTCGCAGTGGTTTCCACTCTTTTTGGGTGGATTAATGGTTCTTACAGGTGCCTTATCTAGAAACGTGGGTTTGATTTTTATTGGCTTTATTCCTATTGCCACTGCCTATTTGCGAGTTACAAGCACTGAATTGGCGTTAACTACAAAGCGAGTTATGGCAAAAACAGGTGTTATCAGTCGTGATACAGTGGAGTTAAGACTGGAAAAAGTTGAAGGTCTGTATGTTCAACAGAGTGTATTTGGTAGAATTTTTAATTATGGCACCATTGTTGTTTCGGGAACTGGTGGTTTGAAAACACCAATCCCTTTTATCTCAGACCCCATTTATTTTAGAAATATTTTTAATGAGTTTCTAGATGACCCAGAGAGTTTTTACGAATATGAAGAAGATGATGAATAACTTTCACGTATAGATTTCACATAACCCACTTTACAAGGTGGGTTTTTTACAAACAAAACCCCAAACTTTGCAGAGTTTGGGGTTTTTATTATCCAATTAACCATAACTTAATAGGACAACATGTGAGTAATGATAAACGATTTTTGATGAAATTGCTAGGGGTTTTTATGATTGAAATAACTAATGTAACACCCGAAAAGATTGGAAAGTTGCTTTGGAAAATCACAGCAATGATTTGTATCATTATTGTGTTTTTTAAACTGCCTGATTATATCAATGCAATCAAATGGTGGTAGGGCTTGACAAGGGGTTTGGGTTACACTTTTTATCGCTTGGATGATAACAAAGGTTGTCATTTGTTATTAGTGGGGTTATAATAAAGTGCCATTTTGCTTGTAGCAGATAGAAGAATGTTAATTATTCACAACAGAGAAAAGCTCATCAATACTATTATCTACTTTGCAACCAATGTAGAAAAGTGCGGTAAAATTAAGTTGTTCAAACTTTTGTACTTTTTGGACTTTGAGCATTGTAAGCATACTGGGCGTTCGGTTACGGGGCTTGATTATTATGCATGGAAAATGGGTCCTGTGCCTACCAAGCTATATGATGAGATACAAAGTCCCGAACCCGATATGGCAACTGCCTTGCGTTTTGGGGAGATGGCGGTGTATGGCGGTCGTAGTACGATGATGACCATACACACCAAACGAGGGTTTGATGATAAGCATTTTTCACGCCGTGAACTTGCTTTAATGAAACAGCTTGCCGAACAATACAAAGACAGTTTGGCAGAGGAGATGATAGAAGCTACGCATTTAGAAAACTCCCCTTGGTATAAGGTGTATGAAATTGATGGTGATAAGCAAGGCAGAATCCCTTATGAACTTGCCCTAAGACAAGGCGAGCTTGATACAATGTTATCGCATATCGCCGAACGTAAAGCCTTGATTGGGGCATTATCGTGAAAATTGGCTCGGTATTTTTTGATAAGCAATTTGCTTTTCACGATGGGCAGACGGGCGAAAAGTTGTTTTTGGTATTGGGTTTTGGCGATGGGGTGTATGTGGTTGCAAAAACCACTTCAAAACAGCACGGACGTGGTACGGTATTTGGTTGTCAAGATGACCGTTTTTATAATTTTTATCTGCCTCAAAATTCGTGTTATTTTAAGGTCTGTACTTGGGTATGTCTTGATGAGCTTTATGAGTTGAAAGCCAGTGAAGTCTTACAAAAACATTTTGCTGGCATTATCAACCCTATCTGCACGCTAGATGATGTGCTGACACGACAAATCCAGAACTGTGCCTTAAATGGTCTTGATATTACCAATTTTCAAGCCGAAGTGATGGAGCGAAGTTTGTTATCTACTCAAAATCCACCCTAACGGTGGATTTTTTATTGACATGGGGCGTGGGTTGGGGTAATATATGCCCTAAGGTTTCAAAGCCTAATACATAGCGTTACCCACAAGCGACATCTGTGGTTTTATTTTGCCTAAAAGTTAATCCGAACGATTTTTAGCAAAATCCTAACATAATTTAAGGTGTGCAAATCCTCACATCAAATTAAGCACCGCAAATCTGCGGAGCATAAAAAATTAAGGCTCTCAGATTTGAGAAGTATATAAAATTATGTTAGGGGGGCGGTGAAATAAGCTGACTTGTCAGACGAATAAACCCAGCCGACTATGTACGGTCTTTGAACCCCCTAGCACCCTATTTGGGTAAATTTCAAAGTTAATACATAGGAGTTCTTATGAACTTAATCATCTCAAACCAAGCCATTAGCCAACACAACGGCTTATTTTCCCTAAATGATTTACACAAAGTCTCTGGCGGTGCTAAAAAGCATGAGCCATATCAATTTATGCGTAATCAAGAAACCAAAGAGCTGATTGCCGAGATTGAAAGCGAAAAACAGATTGCCTATGAGACTGTTATTGGTAAAGGTAAAAATCAAGGTACATTTGTCTGCCGTGAATTGGTCTATCGCTATGCCATGTGGATAAGTGCCAAATTCAGCCTTATGGTTATCCGCGCGTTTGATACGATGACAGGCGGGGCGAACATTACCACCTTTGCCACCAAAGACGAAAGAAAGCCACTGGTGCAAGCGGTAAATATGCTCGTTGCCGAGACAGGGGCGATTTATAGCAATGTGTGGAAAATGATACACCAGCGCTTTGATGTGGGCTGTGTCGATGAGCTGACAGGTGAGCAGGTACATCAAGCGGTGGAGTATGTGCATAAACTCATGTTGCAGGCAGGAAACAAGGTGAACGCCCCCTTTGTCCAAAACATCATCGCTAACACCGCTCATCAAAACCGCATGGCACAAGATGAACTGGGACAGATGATGGTACACTTTGGCAAAGCCTTAGACCATATCGCCGAACTCCAAAACCGTCTAAAACGCCAAGAAGTGCTGATAGACGGTGCAAAAAGACAGTTGGTTGCTTGATATTTATTGAAAAAACACCCTGCCATGTGTGGGGTGTTTGTGCTGTTTTGTAAAAAAAGTCTTGATATTTCTACCCTAAGTAGATATTATATAGTCATCATTTTACTATGTTTTAAAGGGTTGGGTCTATTGGCTTGGCTCTTTTTGTATCTCTAAAAGGTGTCATTATGAGTAACCCTGCGGTTAGTGCGACAGCTGTCGCTAATGCCTTTATTGCTCGTGGGGCAAGAGATGGAAAGCAATTTACCCCCATGCAGCTACTTAAATTAACCTATATCACTCATGGGTGGTCATTGGCTTTTTTTGACAAACCATTGATGGATGATGACATTGAAGCGTGGAAGTATGGACCTGTTATTCCCAATCTATACAAAGCCATTCGCCATTATCGTGGCAATCCTGTAACCACGCCTATTATGTTGTTAAATGGCGAGATTGATGACATAACAGAAGAACAGAATAAGCTGATTGAGTTCGTTTATAGACGGTACGGTCATCTTGATGGTATTTCTTTGTCTGCTCTAACGCACGAACCCAACACGCCATGGTATGAGTTTTTTAATAAAATCACATGGGGTCGCAAAATTCCCGATGCAATCATCGCCAAGCACTATAAAGAAAAATTGGAAGAGTTAAAGAAAAAGCATGACTGGGAATAACGATTTTCTTGATAGTGTATTTAACGACATAGAAACCGTAGATGCACCACGAGTACGCAAGAGTGCTAAAACTGAAAACGAGCTGACAGAAAAAGATGAGCTGAAAGAAAAATCAAGTGTGCGTGATGAAGACTTAAAGGACCATGCTCATGTGTGGTTTAAAAGAGTTTTTTCTGTCATGTGTATTATCTTCATGATAATCGTCTTTGTTTTGGTGTTACATTGGATTTTGCCTGATAGATACACATGGCTAGATGACAGGCAGTTGGATAACCTTAAAAACATCGTCTTGGCTGTCTTTGCGTCCAATGCCATGAGTACATGGATTGGTAAAATCAAGTAATTAATATTAAACAAACCACCCTACAAGAAAATTGTGGGGTGTTTTTTATGACCGTCCGAAAGCCCAATTTTGGAAAAACACACAGCATAAAATAAAAAACCGCCAATTACTGCAAATAATTGGCGGTTTCGTTTAGAAATCACGGATTATTATATATGTTTAGAAATCATAAGTTAAATTCACAATTAAAGGTAGATGGTAAGATGACAAATAATTATGCAGACAAAGTAGGCTTGATACAAGCGGTGGCGTTATGCGGATTTTCGTTAGCTAGTATCATACTGGCGGTGAGTGCTTTGATTTTGGCGTTAAAATAGACTGGGATAAACCGCTCTAAGGGGCGGTTTTTTATTGAGACTTATCGGCATACTCACGAATGGCAGTCATGAGTAGCTCGTTTTGGTTCATGCCTAGCCTTTTGGCGGTGGCAACAATAAACTCAATGTCTGATTCGTGTAGTTTAAAGGCTTTGAGCTTAATGCCCCGTTTGGCGTCGCTGTCAGCTTGGATTTGGGTGCGTGATTTGGGGGTGTTGGTAAGTTTTGGCATTTGACAAATCCTTAAAATGTGTTATCATAAAAAGTGTAAGGGGTGGGCAGGTTTCCTTATCTGCCCCGCCATATCATTAACTTTTGGCTAATGACTTAGGCGTTTATCTTAATATGCTGGTAAGCCATATAAGATAAAGACCGCAATGATTACAAGTTGTGTGAGAACTTTCATCATTTACTCCTTACATTCGGTGGGGAACTGCATTTACCAGGTAGCAGATTCACAACCTACAAGGCAAGGCTCCTACCCCTTGCCTTGATATATATATTATAGGTTGAACCTATCAAAAAAGCAAGTATTTTTTAAAATATTTGCTTTTTTATTGCCTGTTTATTTTATTTTGTAACCGCTCCAATTGGGGCGGTTTTTTTATTGGAAAAAATGATGAACCTATTTAGCGAGTTTAACCGCATCATCTCTGATGACGGCATACAGGTGGCAACCATTCATGCCAAACATGAGAACATCTACACCATTTTAACGCAAAATGGACAATACGCCCAAATCATCGCAGACGGTCATTATACAGGTAAAGTGCTGATACAACGTGGGAAAATCATCGGACAAGCCCCAAACTTGCCCTATGCCGAGATAGAAGTGTAACCGCCCCATTTGGGGCTTTTTATGGGATGAATTATGAGCAATCTTGATTTTAATGTACAGCTAACCATGGCAACCGCCCAATTTAACCAGGCGGTACAGACCGTCATGCGTAACACCGCAGGCATGCAAACACGGCTAACCCAAGCGGTCGAAGCCATCCAAGAGAACAGCAATAAGGCAGGGCAAGCGGTCAAAGGATTGCTAAGTGCTGACGATGACAAGCTGGTCGAGACCCTAAAAAACGCCACGACCACCATCAATAAACTGGGGGCAGGGGCGAGATTTAACGCCACAGAACTAAGCTCTGCCATGACACGCATGGAGAGCCATGTGCAAGGGCTAAACACGTCCCTAGCCCAGGCTCGTGCCAAACTCGATGAACTAAAAGTAAACAACGGCACCAAAAGTGACATTAAGGCGGTGGAGAAAGAAATCAAGACCTTAGAGACCGCCATCAAAAATGCTAATATTGCCAGTGAAGAATTTGCCGTGGCAACATCAGGAGCGATGGGGCGAGTGGGCAAGACTGCCGAATCTGCCCGTCACAGTCTGTATAGTATGCTAAACATCCGCACATCAGGCACGATACAGGCAGAGATTGATGGTATTAACAATGAGCTTGAACAACTAAGACGTAGCGGTACGCTGACAGGCGATGAGATGGCTCGTGTAACACAGCACGCTGAGCGAAAAATTGCTGATTTGCGAAAAGAGATGGGGCAAGCCACCACTCAAAGCAATAAATTAGAAACAGAAATGGCACGCACCAGCCATCAAAGCAATGTGCTAGGACAGTCCGCCCGTGGCGTTGGCGTGGCATTTAACGGCTTGGTAGGACTGCTTGGGGCGTTGGGCATCAGTCTTGGGGCGATGGAGCTGATACAGCTTGCTGAACGCTTTAATCGACTAGAAGCGTCCGTCCGTCTTGCCACAGGCGGTGGGGTGGACTTTATTACCGCCATGCAGGGCATTGCTGATGTGGCGAACAGTACATACAGTGACTTGGAGAATGTGGGTGAGCTGTTTACCCGTCTCTCACGAGCGGGGGGCGAGCTTGGACTGACACAACAGCAACTGCTGGGCATTACCAAGACCATCAACCAAGCCATGCAAGTCTCAGGCGGTAGTGCCGAGAGCATGGAAGCTGCCTTAACACAGCTTATCCAGGGCTTACAGTCGGGGGTACTGCGTGGCGAAGAGTTTAACTCGGTCATGGAGCAGTCCCCACGCCTTGCTAGGGCACTGGCGGATGGCTTGGGTGTGGGTATCGGTCAGCTTAGAGCGATGGCGGGCGAGGGCAAGCTCACAGCAGAGACGGTCATACAAGCGATACAGTCGCAGTCAGCGGTGATTGAAGCAGAATTTGCCCAAATGCCCGTGACGGTGTCTAGTAGCCTAACGGTGCTAAAAAACAAATTCTTATCTTTTGTGGGTGAGCTAGACGGACAGCTACAACAGTCTAATGCCATCAGTGATTTTATCATGTCTATTGCCAATGGGTTTGATAGCATTGACCCTAACATGATTGCATCGATTAAAGAAGCGTTTAGCCAGTTAGGAGAGTTGGCAAAAACTTTTGTGGGTAATGTTAATGACACAGCCGAAACCCTTAGCAAGCTGTGGGGAGCGTTTGACGGTACGACACAGGCAGGAGAACAAATCAGTCTAATCACTCGCCTAATAGACAGCTTGTCTATGTCCATTGCCTTTGTTTCTGACAGCATGAAAGTATTGGATATCACATCTCGTGCGTTTTTGGGGGCGGTGGTTAATGGGCTAGGAGTGGTCATTGCTGGTTTTGAAAAGCTGTTTCGTTTGGAAACAGAGATTGGCAAAACTCTCATGCAACAAGCTGATGATTTATGGCGTGAAAGCCATGAAAAAGCAATGGCTTTTGAAAGTAGCATGATGAAAGTGAGTGAAAATATCGCCAAATCAAGCCAAGACCACTTAAACGAAACTGCCGAACTATCACGCCAAACCTATGAGCGAATGGTATCGGATTATGGCACAAGCCAAGAGCGTATCAATGAAGCTCACTTGCAAGCGATACAAGACCGTATCAAGGCAAACAAGGGCGAGATTGATGCTGTAAGCGAGCGTGAGCTTGCCGAAAAGGGCTTGCAAGCGGTCATAAGTGAGACAGGCGAGATAAGCCTACAAGAGCATGCTTACATCAAGGATGGCTTGATAGAGACGGCTTACCGTGCCAAAGAAGCAGGCGTGGCGTTCAATGATGCCTTTGATATTAGCGTGGCACGAGCCAAGACAGAGCAGGATTTGACCCATTTGTCCGAAGGCTTGCATGTGCTTGCCAGAAATGGGGTCATCACTGCCGAACAGTTAAACACCGCCATGGTGCAAATCGCCAATCAGTCATCGGTGGTACAAGCCAAAAATGACGAGCTGATACAGGGCTTCGCCACCTTTGCCCAACAGGTAATAGCATCGGGCGATGCGGTGAAAATCTCTGCCTTGGAGAGTCAGGCATCCATGCAGGGCTTGACATTCACCATGGGTGAGAACGGCTCATTTATGCTACAAATTGCCGAACAGTCCGCCACAGGGATTAAGAGTGCGTATAAGAGTGCCGCCACCGCCCTAAGCGTGGACATGGAGAGTGCGTCTTTGTCGGTGTCGCAGGGGTTTAGCGACAACAGGGACAAACTTTTAACCCTTGCCCAAGGTTTTGACAATCTTAAAGAAAATGGCTTGGATGCGTCTAATGTCATCGTGCAAGGGCTTAACACGCTAACCGAACAAGCCAAAAATACTGCCGAGCTTGAAGAGTTGATTAGGCTGTGGCAACAGATGGGGTCGCAGGGCAAAATCTCAGCCGAGCAAATGGCAAGCGGACTAGAAGTCACGCAGGGCAAGCTAGACAAGCTAAAAGATGGTGTCAATAGCGTTACCGAAGCCTATAAACTCATGGGGCTGCAATCCAAAGCCGAGCTACAAAAGCATGCCCAAGAGATGAGCCAATCCTACCAGATGATTGAAAAAAGTGGTACGGCGACGGCAGAGACGTTGGCACAGGCATGGAAAAAACAAGCCGAAGCCCAAATCCGTGCCAATGACGGCGTGGCAGATAGTATTCTACAGGTTCAAGCCAAACAGCATGGGTTTGCCGTGCAGGTGGACAAAGATGGCAAGGCAACCATCACGACCCAAGAAGAGGTCAAAAAGGCGGTGGATAGAGTCGCTGACAGTACTGAACGTGTGGCAAGCAGTGCCAGCCGAGCAGGACAAGCTATGAGTGATGGGGCAGACAAAGCCAAATCATCATGGGATAGCCTAAAAGAGAGTGTGGATGGGGCTGTCAAGGCTGAGCAAAAAGCCAATGTAACAAAAACGCATACCACCCAGCTTAGCACTGCCACAGGCATCGAAAACTTTCTAAAACAGGCAGGCGTGGATGAAGAAACCGCCATGAAAACCGCCAGACGGCTCATGAACGGTGTCACAAATGGAGACCCTTTTAAAAACATTCAAAAAATGGCAGGTAGTCTGGGATATAAGGCTTCTAAATACGACGGCATGAGTACACAGCTACTGGGTATCGCTGAGCGTTTGCGTTATAAAAAGGCTGATGAGCAAGTAATGGAAGCGATACAACCGCAAAAAACCGTCAATGTTAATATCAAACAAGGGGGGCAAACGATTAATACGAGCATTCCAGCAGGTCAAGAAAATACCATGCTAGAATTTTTAAAACAACTAGAAAACGGCAAAGCACTAAGCGGTCGTTAAGTGGATTATATGACAGAGTTACAGGGGCTAATGCCCCTTTTTTATTGGAGAGACTATGAACGAAAATCAATGGTTACGATACGATAATACACCCCATATCATAGACGTTTCCCACCATTAGTATGTTAGCTCCGCAGGGAGCTTTTTATTGGAGTAAAAAATGCCCGAAACCTTAACAAAAGCCATACCTTTTTTAACCAAACTATTTGCGTTAATCGTGGGCGGTCTAATCAGTCTTATATTAAGTGGCGATATTAATCTTGATAGAGACGATAACGCCAGTCTAACCCTAAACTTAAAAATCATCATCAAAATCACTTGTGCGATTGGTTTGGGGCTTTTCATGGGAGAATTTACCGTTGATTATTTTAACTTTGAGCATCTCAATTATTACGCACAAGCGTCGTTTTATTTGGTTTTTTCAGCATTTGGTATGCTTGTTTTCGGAACAGTGTACCGCTCGTGGCAATTAACCACGTCTGATAAGACATTGTCGGAGATTGTGACCGAGATTAAAAATATCGTTAAAGCATTGATTAAATAATCTTGTTGTTTTTTTAACCGCCCCTAAGGGGCTTTTTATTGGAGTAAATTATGAGTAGTTATGTAAAACAGTTACAAACTCGGCTTAAAGACGCTGGGTTATATACAGGCGAGATTGACGGTATCGCAGGTAAATTGACCGTCAAAGCGGTAGAGCTTGCGATCAAACGGGGTGTTTGCACCAAAGATGAGCAAAAAGATGTATCGGTTATCCATGCCACCGACCCAACGGTGGACGGAAACGAACACTTGTTAAACTTGACGGACAATGCGGTGGATATTGCACCCAAAAACAAGCCAACTTATAGCCTAAGTGAGTTAAGTCTAAGCCGTCTCAAAGGCGTAAATCCCAACCTTGTCAAGGTGGTTAAGCGGGCGATTGAAATCACAGGCGTAGATTTTAGAGTACAAGAAGGCTTACGCACCAAAGAACGCCAAGCTCTACTTGTCAAGCAAGGCAAAAGCAAAACAATGAACTCACGCCATCTCACAGGGGATGCTGTGGACTTGGTGGCGATTGTGGACGGTCAGGTATCGTGGGATTTTAACCATTATTACACGATTGCCCAAGCGATTGCCCAAGCAAGCACCGAGCTTGGCGTGTCGGTGCGTTGGGGTGGGGCGTGGACGGTCATCACAAACAAAAACGGCACACCGCAGGAGTGGGTCAAGGCGTACAAAGCCGAACGCAAAAAACTTGGCAAAAAAGAGTTTTTGGACGGCGTACATTTTGAAATCCCTGCTTAA